GGGATACGAGGTTCAGGTGATCCGCGACGCCCTGTCAGACTACCGCCGCGAGTGGATCAACAACGTCCGCGACTGCCGCGAGGGACGCCGCCCGAACATGTCCCTGGAGGGTGCCGAGATGATCCTGGAGGATACCGAGCGCCTGATGCGCCTTCTGTCTGAGTGTGCCGCCTGAGGTAGTGGCACACACCCCTTGTGGGGTGCCTGAATCCGTTCTATTCTACGTTTGTTCCTGAGGAATTCCAAATGGCAACACTCTCTCAGACAATGAAGGCAAAGTATTTTGCTGAGGGTCACATTCACCCAGAATGTGTAAATCAAGGTTGCAACAGTAAGGTTCTGGTTCGTGAGTGGAAGTACTGGTCTTTCAAGTCTGAATGCTCCCGCTGCACTGATGCTCGCAAAAAGGGTAAAGTTCTTCCTGGTATTATCATTCACAAAAAGAACTTTTGTGAGAATGTTGATGGGCAACTTGGTTGGGTTTGCCCTGTTCCCCGTGACGGATGGATCGGGTTTGAGAATAGTCTGGACTTGGATCATTTGGACGGCGATCATCATAACAACGTCCCCCACAACGTTAAAACCTACTGCAAACTTTGTCACGGTAGGAAGTCACTGATCAATGGAGATTGCAACAGCAACAAACAATCAAGTCGAGTGATCGGGTGACAGTTCCCAAACCGTCTACCTGACCCTGCAGGGGTCGCCGCTGACCCCTTATACTGATCTCAGTTCAAACGACACACCATGCGCCTCAAGCAAGTCACCGTCACCAGCACCGAAGTGGAATTGGCAGATGGCACCTGTGTGCTGTTCTCCTACAGCACTCCCGTTGCCGCCCTGGTGCCTGGTAAGGGTTGGATCCGCACCGAGAAAAAGTGGAGCGTGACGACCTCGAAGCACATTAACCGCTGGCTGGCAGAGAACTGCGGCGGTGAGGTTCAGACTGTGCCACAATGGGATCTGGATCAACTGGTGGCGTTCTGAGGGGCGCCACCCCCTACAATACTCTCACAACGACGAACCTGATGACTGACGACCTGACCTTCCCCCAATGGGGCGCCGCGATGGGCGAGTGGAGTGCTGATCTGGAGCATGATGACCTGATGACCGCTGACGACTACGACCGCCGCCGTATGGAGCGGGACGGTTGGCAAAGCGCACACTGGGACGGGCGCTGACCCCACCTGACCCCTTATACTAATCTCAGTTCACACGACACCGATGAGCACCGCAACCGACACCACTTTCAATGGTTGGGCAAACTGGGAGACCTGGAACGTCTCCCTGTGGATTCAGAATGACGAGTCCCTCTATGATGCTGCCCGCCGCTGCCGCTCCTATCAGGATCTGGTGGCAATGCTCTGGGAGTGTGGCAGCAAGGAGACCCCAGACGGTTGCCGCTGGGATGACCCCGCCATCGATGGACTGGAAATCTGCGCCATGATGGACGACCTCTAAACTGACACAAGGGGGGCACCGAACCCCCCTCCTGACCCCTTATACTGATCTCAGTTCAAACGACACCGATGACCCGCTACGACGTGATCTGCCCCTCCGCTCCTTGGGAGAACACCACCACCGATGAGGATCGCGCCTGGGATCTGTGCCTGTCCCTCTCTGAAGAATACGGGTACGCTCAGGTTCGCCAGAATGGCATGATCATCGGAGACTACACTGAGGGGCGCTGACCCCCCCGCCGATCTGCTACAATACTCTCAACCACAACGAACCCGATGTCCTTCCTGACCCGCTTCCTGACCTTTACCCTGATCGGGTGGGTCATCCTGCAAGTGGCAGCAAAGGCAACCACCGCCGACCTGCAGGAGCACAACGCCGATGCCGTCTGTACCGCCTCTCCCGTTGTCTGTGGATTGGGCGATGGGTCGGGCGCTCCGATGGACTTCTGACCTGATACAATGGGAACGGCAGCGCCCTTAAAGACTGCCGCCAAACTCACAACGATTCCGACTTTATCATGACCCGCGAACTCGCCCTGTCCCTGCTGCGCTCTGGCAACGATGGCGCTCAGATCCTGCAGATCCTGGAAACCATCGCTACCGATCAGGATGGCACCCCTGCAGGCGAACCGACCGCCGAAGAGATCCAATTCTGATAGTGGCACAGCGGAGGGGGGCACCCCTTCCCCTTTGCCTCTATACTGATCTCAGTTCAGACAAAGACCGATGACCGAAGACCGCCTGCTCTGCCTCTACGAAGAACTGCTGGTGCTGGCAGAGCGTCAGGCAGTTGACCTCTATGGTTGCGACCTGGATCGCCTGGACCCTGAGATCCTGGAGTTCTATGGGTCCAAACTGACGGAGGACAACCTGGAGGAACTGGCATCCGACCTTGCCCACGAGGCATGGTTCGCCAACTGATCTGCTACAATACTCTCAACCGCAACGGACCTCATGACCACCGCCGAACTGACCGCCGCCATCGCCGCTGGTGATTTCACCGTTACCGTCCTGCCTGCCCGCAAACCCCGTAAGGCAGATCTGATCATGTCCTGCGTTGGCGGTGCTAAGTCCCGCTTCTACGCCGCAACGGGCAGCGGACGCAACGGACGCGAGCAGGAGCAGCGCCAGCGCCTGGCAGGTGTTGCCGCTCACTGATTCCCTCGAGGGGGGTTCCCAAATGCCCCCCGATCCTGTAGACTTCTCTCACAACCGCAAGGCACCCCATGTTCATCGGTATCCCTGTTGACTGCCTGGACTCTGACTCCATCGACACCCTGAGCGCCAACCCAATCACTGGCGATGTCTACGTCCGCTTCCAACGCTATCGGACCCGCCGCCCTTACGCCTTCAAAGCATCCCGCCGCGCCATCCTCTCCCTTCTGGTGAATTCCAAAGGATCAAAGGGAAAGTGGGTGAACCTTCATTGCACCCCCGCCGCCTGACCCCGATCCTGTAGACTGACTTCAGATCAACCGACCCGCTCTCATGGCAAACCTGATCCGCCTCTCTGCTCTCGTCATGATCCTATGGATGGGAGGCAATCTGTTCGGCGCCGCTGCTCAGGTCACCAAGGCACACGCCGACCGCACCGCTTCCGCCATCTGTGAGGCGACAGGAGATTGCAACCGCTGAGGGGTTGACCCCTGACCCCCTGACCCTGTAGAATTCCAAAGCAAACGCAAGGCAACCGATGACCGACTCCTGCTTCCCCGCTGAGATCGCCGCTATCACCAATCCTGAGAATGGCACCATCTACTGGATCGAAGCGGCATACGCTGCCAAGATCCATGGTCTGTGGGATGACTTCCGCACCGACTACGGGACGACCGCTTCCTTCGGTGGGGTCGATGCTGGTGAGTTCCTCTCCTGGTTAGGTTACTGATCCGCGAGGGGGGTGGGTTGACCGTCCGCCCCCTGACCCTGTAGAATTCTCAAGTCAACCGATCCGATCCGATGTCCCGCTTCCCTCTCGCCATGTGCTCTGACCTGGAGACCCGTCAGATCAAGTGGATCTCCCGCGCTGATCAACTGAAGAACGGTTCGCGTCCCTCCGCCTACATTCACTGGGGACTGCCCGCCACCGTGATCGCCGCCCAGTATGCCGAGACTCATGCCGACGAAGTCCGCCCCGTGACCTTCGGGTGATCCTGCAGGGGGGACCTCTCCCCCCTTCTCTGTCCCTCTGCTCTGCTGACCCATGTTCTACGTCTCCTGCCCTCAGGGTATCTACCTCACCGAAGGACCCTTCCTAACCGAAGAGGATGCCCGCGAGTGTGCCATCTGCCTGTCTGCTGATTCTGCAGAATTTTTCGATGGGGACTGCCAACCGATGCTGATCCGCGAGGGCGCCACCGATGGTGAGGTGGTTGCCACTGTCACCGCTGATGCCCCCCTCGATCCCTCATCATCCGATCTGAGTTGGGAGAGCACTCAAGCGGAACTGGATTCTCTTGGCGGGTAGCACGAACGAATGGGCACGGGGTCTTCGTGGAGCAACACGACAGTTGTGGTGAGCGGGTAGTACGGGTGTTCGCCCGCCCTAAGCGTTAAGCGTATACCCCCCCCCGTATAAAAAAGCGAAACTACCCTAACCTACAGAGGTGACAAAAGGCGAGAGAGATATCAATCTCATATAAAAAAAATTTTCAGGTGTGTCGACAAACTCTAAGGGTTCATATATAATTGCGGATATATTCCATTTCTGGTAAAAAAAATTTCCGCAGAAAATATGACTGAAATCCCCCCTTCAAAAATCTATCACATCTATGCAAAGGATAGGTGCTTGTTTCATTCAATCAAGGAGGAAGAGTTTAGTGCCACTTGGAATACATTGAAGAATATGGTTGGACTCATGAAAACTGATTATGAAGTAGAAGATCTTTCTTATGAAGAACTTGTATTACCTAAGAGGAATACCGAATCCCCATCATATTGACACACTCTAAATAAGACGTTAGAATTGAACTGAAGGTTATTCAAAACTTATGGCAAAAGGATTTACTGTTAAAGAAAAGCCGTCTCAAGGAACCAATGCTGAAACTTGGGACTATGAAGCAATTAAAGAAAGAATGCGTGGTAAGAATATTGTATTCTGCCTACCTGGACGCGGATGCTCATATCTCTTTCTGAAGAGTTTTGTACAGATGTGTTTTGATCTGGTACAGAACAACATGAGTATTCAGATCTCTCAGGACTACTCTTCAATGGTTAACTTTGCACGTTGTAAAGTACTAGGTGCAAATGTTCTACGTGGTCCTAAGCAAATTCCTTGGGATGGTAAACTGCAATATGATTATCAACTCTGGATTGATAATGACATTGTTTTTAACACTGAAAAGTTCTGGCAACTGTGTGATGTTGCTCTGAATGATAAAGGTGAAGAAAAAGAAATCGTTGCTGGTTGGTACGCTACAGAAGATGGTCACACTACTTCTGTTGCTCACTGGTTGGAAGAAGATGATTTCCGTAAGAACGGTGGTGTGATGAATCATGAAACCGTTGATTCAATCTCCAAGCGTCGTCGTCCATTTACTGTTGATTACACTGGTTTTGGTTGGGTTCTAATTAAGAACGGTGTATTTGAGAATCTTGAGTATCCTTGGTTTGCTCCTCAGATGCAAGTCTTTGAGTCTGGTAAGGTTCAAGATATGTGCGGTGAAGACGTTTCATTCTGTCTGGATGCAAAGAAAGCAGGATTTGAAATTTGGTGTGATCCACGTATTCGTGTTGGTCACGAGAAAACTCGCATTATCTGATGTACAATATTCTCTATAGGGGTAGGATAATTCATAAGGATCTTACCCTTGAAGAATGTACTGAGGTACTTGACGAATACTCCCAAAAATATTATGAGGGAGATGATAACATTGATATTACTGAAATTGAATTGGAGGAAATCTAAATGGCAAAGCGTCCTAATCTGAATGGTCAGTTGATTGAATCTCACCCCAAATCTACCCGTCAGGGTATGGGGAAACATACAAAATACGCTGCAACGAGCAGAAACGTTGCTAAGAAAAAGTACAGAGGTCAAGGAAAATGACAGAAGAAAACACACAATCCACTGAAACACAATCATTTGGATGGGTTGCAGGAGTTCCTGTGGGTATGCAGGATCATCCTGATACTCGTCGCTCTATTGAAGAGCGTCGGAAACTTTATCAACAACAACAAGAATCTCAGAGTTCTTCTGAGTCTTCTGATCCTTCTTGAATCTTACATCCGCGTATCTCTCTAAGAGGGCGAAAATCTCTCTTCTATAACTATTTCAACAGTTATAAGATGCTAACATGGGATATTTCCTAGATGTCAATGATGAATGGAATCAGATACATCCAAAAGACATTTGGGCATATAATAAACTATCACTAAGTCGGGTATTGGAATATACTTGTGGTCCTACTGGGACTACAGTTCCAGTACCCGACTTTTATATTATCCGCCCATCTATTAATTTACTTGGTATGAGTAGGTTTGCTCGTAAAGAATGGATAGAAAATGAAACGGAAGACTTCCATCCTTCTGAATTTTGGTGTGAAATCTTCGAAGGACCACATTTAAGTGTTGATTTTCATGAAAAGAAGTCAGAGTTGGTCGTATTAGGTGAAAAAAACGCGGAAGACCCCTTATACAAATGGCAAAAATGGTCAAAAATTGATGCCGAAGTTGAATTTCCTTCAATTTTAAGTGACTTGGTCGGTGATTATGAGTGGATCAATTGTGAATTTATAGGAAATCATCTAATTGAGGTACAATTTCGCCAAAATCCCGATTTTCGTTATGGAAACTCAGTTGCAATTCCAGTCTGGAATGATAAAATAAATAGTGATAACAGTGATTATCAGTTTATAGAAGATAAAGATTACCTAAGAGAAGGATTTTATATTAATTAAGGGATAGCAACCCCTTAAAAAGTTCTGATTTTAAAAATCAGGAGGCAAAAATGGGTCAACCATCAGATAGAGACACAAATTTTATGATGAATGAGTGGGGAACCAATAAACTGATCACAGATTATGGTTCACTTGATGAATTGCACTCTAAACTTGAGGTAGGAGACAATCCTTTACCAGAAATTTCTGGAGGAATGAAAGAAAAATTTGAATATCAGAACGATATTCACTCAAGTATTCGTAATGATAATGATTATGATGACTGGGAATATGGAACAGAGCCAATTATATTCAGATAATTAAAGAACAGTAATAAATAAGATAGATTTATACACTAAATGCCAGAACAAAAACGCATTAGTAAAGGATTTAAGGACATTAGTTTGTCCTTTCAATACAATCCTGTCAACTACGACCTAATTGCAGTTAAAAATGAAACGGCAATATCACGTTCAATACGTAATATTGCCTCATACTATACTGGCGAAAAGTTATTTAATGCTTCATTTGGATCTGCTTTACCAAGATCTCTTTTTGAAAACCTAGATCAAGTTGGTGCAGATATGATCGCGGTTGATTTGGAAAGAGTTATCAAAGAATATGAACCAAGAGTTGAGTTATTAAGAGTTTCAGCAACTCCTGATTATGATGGCAATAATCTTAATGTCATTATTGTCTATAACATCATAGGTCTTAGCATTGGATCTCAAGAACTTTCATTTGCATTAATACCAACTAGAAGATAATGGCACTCGTAGACTTAACAAACTTAAATTTTGACGAGATTAAAACCTCTATCAAAGCGTATTTAAGAGCAAATTCAAACTTTACGGATTATGATTTTGAAGGATCTAATCTATCCGTAATACTTGATATCCTTGCGTATAACACATATATTACGTCTTACAATGCCAACATGGTTGGCAATGAAGTTTTTATTGATAGTGCAACGCTTAGAGAGAATGTTGTTTCACTGGCAAGAAATATTGGATATGTTCCAAAATCAAAAACAGCAGCAAAAACAATTGTAACCTTTGGTGTTGATACTTCAGCATTTGTAACACAACCTCTCACTCTAACTCTTAAAAAAGGAACGGTTGCAGTAAGTAAAGAGACTTTTGGAAATCAAAACTACACGTTCATGATTCCAGAAGACATTACTGTTCCAGTAGTTGAGCAATATGCACAATTCAATAATATTGAAATATATGAGGGTTCATATGCAGTGTCTACATTTACAGTAGATACTGCTCTTGAGGACCAAAGATTTATTTTAGATAATGAAAATATTGATACAACTACTTTGTCACTTAAGGTTAGACCATCAAAAAGTAGTACAGTTGTAAGTAAATTTAGTATGGTCGAATCCATTCTAAATGTAAAATCAGATTCCAAAATCTTCTTTATTCAAGAAGTTGCAGATCAAAGATATGAACTTTTATTTGGAGATGGTATCTTTGGTGAAAAATTATCTAATGGAAATTATATTGAAGTATCGTATTGTATAACAAATGGAGAAGATGGAAACGGCATAACCAATCTTGATTTCTCTGGAAGAATTATTGATAATAATGATCGCATCATTACTACAGGAGTAACTGAGATTTTTGTAGAGGCATCATCTCAGGGTGGACAAGAGATTCAATCCATAAACTCAGTAAGAAAGTATGCACCAAGACTTTATGCATCTCAAAACCGTGCAGTAACAGCATCTGATTATGAAGCACTGATTCCGACAATTTATCCAGAAGCGGAATATGTTACAGTTTTTGGGGGAGAGGATCTGAGTCCTCCTCAATTTGGAAAAGTTTATATCGTTATCAAACCATATAATGGTCAATTTATTTCCAATGCAATTAAGTCAAACTTAAAGCAGACTCTCAAGAAATACTCAGTTTCTGGGGTAAAAGTTGAATTTGTTGATCTAAAATATGTTTATGTTGAAACAGATTCTAAGATTTACTATAATCAAAATAAGGCTCCTTCCGCACAGTATGTGAAGACTATAGTATCTGATAATATTAACCAATATTCCAGGTCAAGAGAAATCAACCAGTACGGATCTAAGTTTAAATATAGCAAATTCCTCAAAATTGTTGATGATAGTCATGAGTCAATTACCTCAAATATCACCACTGTTCAGATTAGAAGAAATCTAAAACCTGTAATAAATAGTCTTGCAGAGTATGAAATTTGCTATGGAAATTCATTTTATGTGAGATTTGATAAGGATAAGAATAGATTATCCTCTTCACAACCTCAAGATACTGCAATGAATTGTGATGGTTATAACATTAAATCATCTGGATTTAATGTTGAGGGAATTGCTGATACTGTCTATATTTCAGATTTTCCATATTCTGATGGAAAAAATGGTGAGATATTCTTGTTTAGACTTGATTCTGAATCTCAACCTATTATTATTAGAAGAAATGTTGGCACTGTTCATTATGATAAGGGAGAAATTCTTTTAAAACCAATAAAGATAATTTCTACTCTTAAAAACTTTGGCGGAGAATCAATTATTGAAATATCTGCAACTCCACTATCAAACGATGTTGTTGGACTCCAAGATTTATTTGTACAATATGAAATATCAAGGAGCAATATTGACATGGTTCCAGACGTAATAACCTCTGGATATGATCCATCGGCATTAAGTCACAAATCAAGTTCAAGTTATGTTAATGGGTCTCTTATAAGAAATTAATATGAAAGATAGTAGAATTAAGACTAGATTCATCCTAGAAAACCATATACCTAGTTTTGTTCGGGAAGAATATCCGCTATTTGTTGAATTTTTAAAGAGATACTATGATTCTATAGAATATAAGGGCGCACCTAAGGACCTTATTGAAAATATTGACGAATATACGAAGGTAGCAAATATAACAAACAGGGTAGATTCAACTACTCTTATAGAAGATGTCGAATTATATTCAACATCTATCAAAGTTGAATCTGTAAAAGGATTTCCAGAAAGATCTGGCCTGATTCAAATAAATGATGAAATTATATATTACGAATCTAAAAATAAAGGAACTAATACTTTTGAAGGGTGCTCTCGCGGATTTACTGGGAGAGTATTAAAGGATGGTGGAAAAGAAAATGAATTAATATTCAAACCTTCATTCGCTTCATCACATAAAGGTGAATCTGTTGTAAAGAATCTTGGCGAACAATTCTTAAAAATTTTCTTAGAAAATACTAAAAAGCTCTTAGTTCCTGGATTTGACAATCGACAATTTGTGGAGGGTTTGGATGAAGAACTCTTCATAAAACAAGCAAGAGATTTTTATTCGGCAAAGGGATCTCCAGAGTCTTTTAATGTACTTTTCAAGGCATTATTTGGTAAAGAAGCAAAGATTACAAATCCCTACGACAATGTAATCAAAGCATCTAATGCAAACTATAGAGTAGATACAGTTCTTACTGTTGAAATTTTGGACGGAGACCCTTCAAAAATATTAAATAAAACTCTATATCAAGACCAATATGGCACTATAAACAAAGCATATGGAACTATAAATGATATTTTAAGGATATCTGAAGATAATAGAGAGTATTATAGATTATCCATTGATAATGACTTTATTTTTGGCGAAAGCAGTATATTTGGATCTTTTACTGTACATCCAGCAACATTTTTAATAAATTCTGCTGATATTGGAGACGATACTTTAGACGTTGAATCTACAGTTGGTTTCCCAGAGAGTGGAACTCTTTTTGTTAAATTCGATGATAAAGTAAATGTGTATATTGATTATACATCAAAATCATCAACTCAATTTTTTGGGTGTAGTAATATTACTAGACTTATTGACGCAAAGAAAAGAATATCTCTGAATACTTTTGCATATTCTTATGGTGATGATGAAAATGATATTATTTCTATGAGGATTACTGGAATATTATCAGATCTTTTATATCCTGAAAATATTGATTTAATGCTTAAGAATGATACAATTGAAATAACTTCTTTAGGTTATTCTAATGAAAATGATTTTCGTTCAAATAATTGGATTTTTAATCATCCAACAAAGCATAAAATTAAAAGTCTAACTAATATTGGCAATTTTAATTATGAATTGGTAACACATGATCCTATTAACATTATAACTGGCGATACCATTATTTTGAATGGTATCATGAAAGATAGGTTTGGCAATATTCAGAATGTAGAAAGAATTTTTGATGCTGCTCCTGGATCAAGTCCAAAAAATTCGGTAAGGATTACTAATGATGTTGAAATTGTTTATGTATATTCTATAGAAAGAAAATTAAGAAAAGTACCTGGATTGAAATATAATGCAGATGTTCAGAATACTTATGTAGATTCCGATAGGAATACATATGTAACTTCTCCATCATTGGCAAGATATTATAATGATAGTTTAGAACTTAGAAGTAGGATAGCAAAATTTGATGCAAATTTAAATTCAGAAGAGACACTTCCTGTATTTAATCATGGTTTCTTAACTGGAGATGCAGTTGTATATTTTCCAGACCCAGAGGATTCGAATAATTCATTAGATATTCCAAAAGCAATATATTTTGTTAAAAAAGTAGATAATGACCGTATAAAATTATCAAAGAGTAGATCTGACATTTTTAATGGAGATTTCTTAAAGATAAGTGGAATAGCAACGAATAATACTTTTGCTCCATTAGAGTTTACTGAAGTTAGTTCCGTACCAAATGAGGGTCTTAAATTTAGAACAGTTGAATCTCAAGATCTTGTTAGAAAATTACAAAATCCAGAATTAACAGAAAAAACATACAAAACCTTACCTGGAAAAACTGGAATTTTAGTTAATGGAGTAGAAATTCTTAACTATAAATCTCCAGATGTTATAAAATATGGTGCCCTTGAAGAAATTATTGTTTCTGCTCCTGGACAAAACTATGATATTATAAATCCACCTCTAGTTCATATTTCAGATCAAGTTGGATCTGGATCTACCGCATATGCTAGAGTTACGGGTTCTTTAGAAAGAATTGACATCATACATCCAGGATTTGATTATCTAACTACTCCTTTTATATCAATTTCTGGAGGAAATGGAGATGGTGCATTTGTCCAACCAAATCTTGTTGCATATAGACATAAAGTAGAATTTAATGCAGTACAACAAGCAAAAAGAGTGGATATTAATGCTAATATCATAACATTTTCAAAATATCATCAATTTAGAGATGGTGAAAAGGTAATTTACAACACTCAAGGAGGAGCTGCAATAGGTGGTCTTGTTAATAATTCATCTTATTATGTTTCTGTAGTTGGATCTCGTCAAGTAAAACTTCATAGATCTCTCGAAGATGCTAGGGAAGCCAAACTATCATACAACCCAGCAGTTGGTATTGTTACTGGTGCTAATAATGAAATTGAATTAACTTCTTTCGGTTCTGGAAATCATATACTGGAATCTTATGAAAGAAGAAAAAAAATAGGCGGAATTAGAGTTGTAAATAAAGGAAAAAATTATTCAAATAGAAAAACAATATTTGAATCACAGGATGTAAATCTATATGCCAATAGTATTACTATAAAAAAACATGGATATAACAGTGGAGAAATAATTGTATATAATTCTTCTTCTCCAGTTGGAGGATTAGTAAGTTCTACTTCTTATTATGTAACAAGTATAGATGAAAATACTATTCGTTTATCTGAAATAGGCACTACTGATAATACAAAGGCGTATTTCTATCAGAATAAAATTTATATTGACTTAACTTCTCTCGGAAATGGATCATTCAATTATCCACCTATACAGTTAGATGTTTCTGGAAAAATTGGAATTTCATCCTCTTACTTCACTGGAGTAAATACTAGCGCAACCTTTAATACAGATATTCCTAATTTTATTGGAATTGATACATCAAACATAAAAGTAGGACATGTTGTTAATGAATTATCTGGATATATTTCTTCAGACGTAAAAGTAACTTCTATTGGAATAGGAAGTATAGGAATTAGTACTGGACATTTATTCACATCTGGCGGAATATCAACTACAACTTTATCTTTTAGTGAATTTATAGATTTTAAAGCAAGACTAATTCCAGTTTTTAGGGGTGAAATTCATTCTTTAGTATTAGAAGAGAAAGGAAGTAACTATGGATCTGAAGATATTATAAATTATGATAGACAGCCTCTCATTCAATTGACTGAAGGATTGGATGCACGAGCAATTCCTATTATAAGTGAAGGTTCTATAAAGAGTGTTATTGTTCAAAATAAAGGTAGATATTACAAAGCACAACCAGATATTCAAGTAGTTGGTGATGGTGTCGGAGCACAACTTTCTGCTGTTATTGATAATGACGGAAAATTATCTGAAATAGTAGTTGTTACTGGAGGTCTTGGATATACTGCAAATAATACTAGAATTGTTATATCTACTCCAGGTGTTGGAGCTAATTTTGATGTTAAAATGACTCAATGGACAATCAATACATTCAGTCGCTTATTAAATAGTGGACAAATTTCTAATGATGGTGGAGTTCTAACGAAAGGAAGAAGAGGACTACAATATACTCATACATATGCACCAACAGTTCTAAGATCTCAAGTTTATTCTGAAAAAATTGTTGGAACAGCAATAGTATATCAATCTGATGCAAGAAATGACAGGGCAAGAATAAAATTCCACTCTCCCATTATTGGGTGGGCATATGATGGAAATCCAATATATGGACCATATGGATATGAAAATCCAAATGAAGGTAGTGTTGTAACTCAAATGAGATCTGGTTACAGTTTAGTCAGACTGGAAAATAGACCATCTGGATTCCCATCTGGTTATTTTATCGAGGATCATCAATTCACTAATTCTGGAACTTTGGATTCACATAATGGAAGATATTGTAGAACTCCAGAATTTCCAGACGGAGTTTACGCTTATTTCTCAACTTTTACTCCAAATATTGTTGACAATGGACCATTTAGTGGACAAAAATTACCACAATTCCCCTATCTGATTGGAAATAGTTTTAGATCTTTACCGATTGATTTTAACTATAGAGGTGATTCGAATCAAAGAGATTTTGATTTAGTAGGAAATGAATTAATCAGAAACACTTATTTTTATAGTTTGAATTCTGATAATTCAGAATATCCATATTTTGTAAATTCTTATAAAATTAGAAAACAGTTATCCGATGTAAAAGCTTCTTCTATAGGAACTGTTGATGACATTTCTATTATTTCTGGTGGAGATAATTATGAAGTTGGAGATCAAATAATATTTAATAACAGTAAAACTCTTGGAGGTTTTGGTGCATATGCAACAGTATCTGAAGTTACTGGTAAAACAATTGAACGTATAGAATCAGAAACTACAATTATAGAAAATGTAGAGATTATAAAGTCCAAAGAAAATCCAAATGAGTACATATTTTTATCTAATCTTCCTCATAATTTTTCAACTCAAGAAATTATTTCAATTTCTGGAATTAACACAAACTCGGTGAAGTTTAAGTCTTCATATCCTATTAGAATACTATCAAATACATTACAATTAAAATCTGGAATTAATACTGTATCAGTTTCAGGTATTGTCACTACATTTGAAGTATCTGGGACCTTAGATGAACCAAATTTCATGGTAAATGATTATTATAAAATTGGCAATGAACTTGTTAAAATTCTCGATGTTGATAAGTTAAATTCAAAAATTACCATATTAAGGAGCCAAAATGGAGTAGATAATAGTCATCTTGCTGGAACTTTCTTAATTGAAGCATCAAGAAAGTTCAAAGTAGCAGATGAATTTAAAAATTATCCATTTAACAAAACAACTCAAAGATATTTTAATCCAAGTAGAACTCTCGGAATAGGAACTGTAGGAATAACTTCAACAATCTTCCTCAACCTAATACAGCCAGGATTTTCTGCTTCTGTAGGAATTGGTACTAGCACAGCAATTTATTTCACAAATTCAGATGAAATAAAATCGTTCAGAAATGGCGGATACGTTAGTATTGCTTCATCTGTAGTTGGTCTTTCTTCAGAAAGAAAGAAAATTATTTCTGTCGGAACAACATCAATATCAATTGATTTTAATACGTCATCAGTCTCATATTCTGGACAAATTTGCACAGTAACTAAGTGGAATTCTGTAACTTTAGATTCTGCATCTTTATATCTTCCACAACATGGATACAGAACTGGACAAAACCTTGTATATGACGCAAATGTTGGAACTGGAATAACAGTATCCAAAGATGGAATATCTCAATTTGTTTTAGAATCTGGACAAAATGTATATGTTGCAAAATATAATGATGATATTATTGGTCTATCAACAGTCGCAATCGGGGTTGGAACTGATGGAAATTTTGTTGGTTTAGGTACAACTTCTTCTAATTTGTTATATTTTGTAGGATTTGGGACAGGAACTTACAATAGTTTTAAAAATGTACCAGAGGATATAGTAACCGTAGATATAAACCAACATTTAGCTACAGTATATACTGATGAAGATCATGAATTATTGATAGGGGATAGTGTTAATATTTCATGCATACCAAATATCAATGAAGATTATAATATTGTTTACAACGACGCAAATAGAGTATTACTGACAAAGCAAAGGAATTTTTCAGCGCCCAATGTTAACGTAGTAAAATCAACGATAACAATTGGAAATCATGGATATTATGATGGTGAAAAAATTCTTCATACTTCAGCAGCGCCAATTAGTGGATTGCAGGATAATAAAATTTATTATATAACAGTGTTGGACTCTGATAGAATTAGATTATCTACTTCATACTTTGACAGAGCAAACACTATTGTATCATTAAACAGCGAATCTTATGGCACAATTTCATCAATCAATCCAAAAATTGAACTGACAAAAGGTAAGTTGCTAACATTTAATCTTTCAGATTCTTCATTATCGTATTTTAAAGGAAATAAGAGACTACCTGCATTTACATTTGATATTTTTACCGATAGTCAATTTAAATCTACATTCTCTTCTTCATTAGGTACAGGAAATTTTGAAGTTGCTAGATATGGTACTATTGGCGTTTCTGCAAATGCAAGACTTACTATAAGAGCAACAGAATCTCTTCCAGTTGATTTGTTCTATAAATTAACTCCAGTTTTCGATTCGGCATCTTTACCTGAAGCGAAAAAAGGAATTATTATAAGCGATGAGTCTAATCCAGAGCATAGTAAAATATCCAAAGTTAATAGTATATTCTCTGGACTTCAGAATATTGTAGGAATATCATCAACTTCCTTCTCATATACTACTACTAAAGCACCAGAAGAAAGTCAATATCAGAAAAATGAAGGATTTATAGAATATTTTACAAGATCAGAATCAGCTCATGGGGGCATTAGTGATGTTAAATTCTTATCAAATGGTCAAAGATATAAGAAATTGCCATACATCGAAAGAATATTGACAACTTCTGGAAAAGATGCTCTTCTATTTCCAACTTCTAAGACAATAGGAAAAGTATTAAACACTAAACTGGGTGGAGATCCTGGATATGATTATCCATCAGACGGAACTCTAAAGCCTCAAGCAAAATTCCCACAAATCATTAAAGTAGATCCATTATCCTCATTTGTAAGTATTGATGTTACAAGTGAAGGAATTAATTATTCTATTGCGCCATCGTTAGTTGTTATAGATGGATTTACACTGAAAGTAGTAGATGATGTAACCCTCTCATATGCAACAGGTTCACGTAAAGTGGAAATTATTGAAAATACTACTGGAATTTATGACGTAACACCAATATTCATACCTATTAATAATAGTAATGGTATTAAAATTACGAATATTGTATATGATAGGGAAACAAATGATGCAAGATTATTCTTGGATCCAGATTATAGTGATATTGATGATTTCCCTTTCCCAGTGGGATCAAGATTCTTATTGGAAAATATTACAACAACTGATGAAGTTGGATATAAAAATACTGGTTATAGCAGTTCTGGATATGAATATAAATTATTTACTGTTAAGAGTATAGACCCAAATATTGGAGGATCTAATGGTTCTATTGTTTTCAATATGAACGATTTTATCATTAAAACTACAGAATCTCCTGGAATCTATTCTACAGAAAATGAGTTTGCTAGAATTATTCCAGAAAGTTATTTTCCAGTTTTTAGTGCAAAACTGAAGAGAAATAATTTTCTTATTGGCGAAAATGTGGAAACAGTTCCTCAGGATCCTAGTAGTATATTGACTAGAATTTATGGCGATAATTTACGCTCAACTACGGAAAAAATTCTCAAAAAAAATGAATTGAATTTAAGATTTAAAAATATTACTCTCAAGAAAGGGCAAGTTGAAGATTGGGATCTTGATAATCAATACATTAAAATTTCCTCAAATACATTTTTTAATGTTGGACATACTATTAAAGGAAAATCTTCAAACGCAAAAGCTGTAATCACTAGCACATTAGATTATACTGGAAATTACTTAGTCAATTCTTATTCAAGTATTGAAAGAGGATGGTTGACAGAAGATGGATTTTTAAATGATTCACTTCAAAAAATACATGATAATGATTATTATCAAGCATTATCTTATGCAATAAAATCAACTGTATCTATGGATCAATGGGACGATGCAGTTAGTACCTTGTTACATCCATCTGGATTTAAGAAATTTAGCGATTTATCAGTCGAAACTAATTCTATTTCTGGAATTTCTTCTGTTCAGAATTTTAGCGATTTTACATCACAAGTTATCTTAAGCGAAGTTGTTGACACGCAAGCAATTTATGATTTTGATTTGGCAACTGAAGATGCAATTACTATTGCTGGAAGAAATATCTCTGAAAATATTAATCTAAATTCTCAAATTATTCAGGACTATCAAAGATCTGTTGGCAATAAAGTACTACTTGTTGATGACATATCAGAGCAATTTAGTAGTGAACCGAGATTTACAAAATACAGTATAGTTAATAGATTTAGATTGAGTGACTTAAGATCGAGAAAATATATCATGGCAGTTCGCGACAGGCGTTTTACTGCAGAGAAACAAATTTTATTAATTAGTATTTTTCAGTCAACTGGAGAAATTTATTTAAATCAATATGGAAGAATTGATACAGTTGGTGATCTAGGTTATTTTGATACTCAAATAATTGGAGATGAAGTTTTACTTTTATTCTATCCAAATAAATTTGAGTTTAATGATTATCAAACATCATTCCTCTCATTTGATTTAGATTTAACTGAAGATACTGGAACACTTTCATTAGGCAATTCTATTGAAATTGTAAATAATGTTTCTACAATATCTTCTGGAATTGGCAGCACAACTATCTTCTCAATGCCAACTTCTAGAAGAGCATCTAAAATTATTGTTGGATATGCTAAGACTTCAGGAAAGTATGAATTTGATGAGATCTCATTGATTCACAATGGAACAGACGTTCAATTGATAGAGTATGGTCAGATCAGTAATGAGCAATCATCATCTTCTTATTCTGGAGTTGGTTTTGGAACATATCGTCCATATATCAGTGGGTCTAATGTTAAATTAGATTTAATTTTAAATAACACAACAGAAAATATTCGCGTTGATTATTTGGCAGTTAATGTATCAGATACTTTGAGTGGAGTTGGATCAACATCCGTAAATACGGGAACAGTAAGATCATTCCAGACAAGTATAGCATCTTCCACTGCTCCAACATCTAATGTAGTTGCTCAATACTATAATTATCCATCTGGAGTTAGTTCTGAAGGGATGGGAGCTTACTTATTTGCATGTGTATCTGATACTACAAACTCTCGCTATGAGGTATCTGAATTATGTCTTACAAGTGAAGATTTGTATTCATCTATTACAGAATTTGCATTATTACAATCATCATCGGGGGATAAATTAGGGGTATTTGACTCAGATTCTGACGGAACAAATACTTATGTGAAATTCACACCAATTCCAAACATAAATGTAAAGGTTACTATTTTCCAATCATCAGTGAGAATCCCTACAACATTCTATGATGAAACCAGTATAGATATTTAAAAGGTAAAACAAGAAATGGGTGCTTTAATCAATAGTGGTATTGGCGCATATGAGGCAACTTCAAATGCCGTTAAAACTTCGTTTGATTTGCTCCATAAGGGAAATCCAATATTCGAAAGATATTTTAATGGAGAAAGTTCTGTAACAATTGATATTGCAACAAATAGAATAGCTATCCCAAATCATAATTTTGTTACAGGGGAAGAGGTTGAATATGATTATAACTATGATTTTTTACATCGTCCAATAGGAATAGTAACGACAAACATACCTGGAGTAGGATCAACTGATATACTACCTTCAACTCTTTATATTGTTAAAGATGATGATCTTTATGTAAGATTTGCATCTTCTCCTTCAGATGCAAATGTAGAATTTCCAACAGTTCTTGATATTAATAGTGTTGGTGTCGGAACTTTGCATAGAATACTGTCCAAAAACACGGAGAGTAGAACTTTATTTTCTATTGACAATGTAATTCAATCGCCTATTGTAGGCACAGGTGTCACATCGTCTCTAGTAACTTCAATTAATACTATTACTGACATTATTGGAGTAAGCACAACCGTAAACTTATATAATGGTGATTTCATCAAAATTAATGATGAAATTATGCAAATAAGAACTGTAGGATTTACAAGTTCTAACTATCTTTTAGTAAAAAGACCAGTTGTTGGAACAAATCTTGGAGTTCATACAATCGGAAATATTGTTGAAAAACTATCTGGAAATTATACTATTACTGGTAGTACTGTAAACTTTACAGGAGCTCCGTTTGGAGTGAATCCAGTAGCACTGGGATCATCAGAAGGGTTTTCATATAACGATTTTGATTATGCTGGAATCAACACTTCTTCAAAATTTAGTGGGAGATGTTTTATAAGATCATCTATCCCTGGAGACACTAGAAAAGCTTACTATGACAATTACATTTTTGATGATATATCTGAAGGATTTAGTGGGGTCGCATCCGATTTTTATCTAAGATCAAATAAAACAAATATTTCTAATTTTGATTTAGATTCGGCTATTCTTTTAGTAAGAAATGTATTCCAAAATCCCAAAGTAACGTACAATAATTCCAGCTCTGGAAATTATGAAATTAATATTGGCGTAAGTTCAGTTTCACTAAACTTTACTGGATTGGTTCCATTTTTACAAGAAGATGTTAATAGTTCAGGTGTTCCTGTCGGTGGTGTTATTTCCTCAATTGGATCTTCTGAGGGATCTGGATATCAAAAATTAAAAAAAGCTGGATTATCAGCAACCTTAAGTCCATCTGGGTCAATTCAGTCTATACAAATAAATGATCCAGGTTCTGGTTATAGACCAAATATTCAAACTCCTATTAATGTATATGCAAAAACTGGTAATTTTCTAAATCAATTAATTGAAAAAATTGGAGAAGCAGTAATAGGTTCTGATATTGAAACTAGAGGAAAAGTAGTTTCGGTTAATATTAGTAATTTTGGATCGGGATATTCTACAGAAAATTCACCAGAAATACTTATAGACGAACCACTAAATTACACTGGTATTCCTTTAGTTTATAGTGCATCTTCTCAGGCAGGCATCGGAACTGGTGCTAAGATAGATGTTGTTGTTGGGGAAGATTCTAATATTATTGCATTTGAGATGAAAGAATATGGTTATGGATATAAACCAGGAGATATTCTAACTTTACCATTCGGATATGATTCTGGAGGAGTAGAAGGTTTAATTGATTATGATTATAATATTTTAACTGTAAACCAAAGTATAAATCCAGGTATTACTACAACTTTTGATAGTCCAACTGTAGTTGATGATGGAGTATTGGTATATGTTGATGATACAGGAACATTAATAATTGGAGATAATAAATATGTTTCAATATTAGAAGAATTTCAAATATATATTGATGCTGTATACAAGGATGATTTTAGTGCATGGTCATTTGGCGAATTGGAAGTATTTGATTCTCCAGAAAGATTATTTAATGGAACTAGAAGAATATTCCCACTAACAATAAATGGAGTATCAAAATCAATCATTGGAGATTCTAGATTAGATTTACAATCTGCTTTATTAGTATTTGTTAATGGAATCCTTCAAATTCCAGGAGAGGGGTATACTTTTACTGGAGGGAGCACTATAACCTTTACAGAAGCTCCAAATGGACCTTTGGCAGGAACACAAAATACTGGAGATACTTGTCAGATAATGTTCTATAAGGGGACAAAAAATGTTGATGTTACCGATGTTGATATTTTAGAAAGTATTAAAAAGGGTGATAGTGTTAGATTACTTGATACTGATGATAAATTAAAGCAAGATAGTAGACTGGTTCATGATATAACTTCAACGACTCGCATTTTGACCAATTTATATGCTGGTGTAGGAATTGTATCGGATACTACTTTGCAGAGATCGCTATATTGGAGTAAGCAAAAAGAAGATTTATTTATTGGAGGTTTAGAGGTAACTAAAGATAGACCTTTATATGAACCAAAGATAAACCCAATAACTAACATTATTAAAAATGTTGGAACTGCTTTATCAACATCAATATATGTTGAAAATGTTAAAACATCATTTGACAACTATAAAGAAGATATTAGTGGAGATAGATTTGGTGATATTGAAATAATCGATCAAGCGGAAAAAATAAGAGCAAGAGCAACTGCACTTATTTCTTCTGGTATTGTAACTTCTTTTGTTTTTATTGATAGAGGTTTTGGATATACAGTGGGAACCAATCCATCAGTCTCAATGACTAGTCCTATTGGTATCGGATCTACTGGTAGAGCAAGAGGATACGCAAATGTTAATGCTGCTGGAAGAATAAGTTCAATAACAATTACAAATCCTGGATATGGATATACTACTCCTCCAGATGTTCTTATCGAACAACCAATTGGAAATAGAGAAAAGATTTCAAATGTAACTTATAGTGGGGATTATGGAGTAGTTACAGGAATTGCAACTACAGCAGTTGGAGTTGGATCTACAGGATTAATTTTTAGTTTGTATGTTCCTGAAGGATCAACTATAAGAGATGTTTCAATAACTGGAACTGCAATTACTTCAAGTCAACTCCGTCAAGGCGATTACTTTGTTCTTCGAAATTCATATGTAGGACAAGGAATAACTTCACTGGATCTTAGTGGAAATATTATTGGAATAGCAACAACAGGAATAGATAATGTCTATCAAGTATATTCTTCAACGTTTGAGAGTAAAGTTTTCACCACTACAGATATCATAAGTGGATTTGAAATATATAATAGTCCAGGTTTAATTAATGAGGGAGTAACTATAACTGTAGATGATGACGCGATATTGGTTATTGATGACTTTTCAACTACAAATGTAACAGTTAGAGTTGCGGAAGTTTATCCAAGTATCAGTACTCTAGCGCCAACATTATTCTATGCAGATTATTCTTGGGGTAAAATACAAACAACATCAAGAAAATCTCCAAAATCTTTCGTAGCATACACGCAAAGAGGAGTTGTTGGATTGGAAACTTCTGCATTTGTTAGAAGAGTCAATCCATTAAATTACTTCGATTATATTTCATAAATAAATAAAAAAGTTTAAAATGGCAGCAATAATAACGGATCAATTAAGAGTGTTGACTGCAAAGTTATTTGTAGACAATGCAACTGATCCCAATAATTCATATTATAGTTTTATTGGATTACCAAACCCAACTGATATTTTATCAACTTGGGATACAAATCCTCCTGCTCCAAAAGATTGTTTAGATGAAGAAAATAATTATTGGGATACAACTATAGCATTGAAAAAAATTACTTCTGATAATGTTAGATTGGCGATCAGAAAATATCAATGGCAAAGTGGAACAGTTTATGATATGTATCGTCATGATGTGTCAAGGACTAACCTTTCTAGACCATCAAAATCAACAACTCTATACAGAGCTCCATTTTACGTAATAAATCAAGATTATAGAGTTTATATTTGTCTACAAAATGGAACAACTCCAGAAACTCCAGATGGTTCACCTTCATTAGATGAACCAACATTTACTGATTTGGAACCAAGAGAAGCTGGAACAAGTGGAGATGGTTATATTTGGAAATATCTTTATACTGTTAAACCAGCGGACATTGTTAAGTTTGATTCGATTGATTTTGTACCCACTCCCCCAAATTGGAGTACAAATGATGAATATGCTTCTATTAGAAATAATGCTTCAAGTAGTGGACAATTAAAGATAGTAACAATTACAAACAGAGGTGCTGGAATTGGAACTGCAAATGCAGTTTATACAAATGTTCCAATTTCTGGGGATGGTGAGGGTGCTGAAGCAACTATTGTAATTGATAATGATTCAAAGGTTGAGTCTATTACTGTTTCAAAAGGTGGTAGTGGATATACTTTTGGCACAATAAACTTAGTTGCTGGTAATGTCCCATCTGGAACAACAAACCCAACATTTGATGTGGTAATTCCACCAAAGGGAGGTCATGGAGCAGATTTATATAGTGAACTAGGTGCATTTAATGTTCTTCTATATACTAGAATTGATAATGACGAATTGAATCCAGATTTCATAACTGGAAATAAAATTGCAAGACTTGGAATTATTGAAAATCCAACTTCATATAATTCTTCTGTTATTTTGAATGTGGAAAAAGCAAGTGCATTATACGGGATTCGTTTGACAGGATCTACAGGATCTGTTCAAACTGCAGTATTTGAACAAAATAGTTTTGTTTATCAAACTATAGGTTTAGGTGTTACTGCTGTTGGTAGGGTTGTTTCTTATGACCCCCAAACTGGAGTTTTAAAACTATGGCAAGATAGAACTTTTGCTGGTTTTAGTACAAGTGGATCTAGAACTACAAATCCACCATATGGATTTGTATTAAATTCATTCACATCAACACCAGATATTGGAGGAAGCTTAACAATTACTGGCGGTTCAATTAATTTAGACATTGATACTGGATTCAGTGGTATATCAACTACAATAAATAATGCAGGTAATTTCAAAACTTACTATCTGGGACAAACTTTTGTCGATGGAATAGCAAATCCAGAAGTACAAAAATATTCTGGAACAACATTATATGTTGATAATAGACCAGCGATCACCAGATCAAAGTCACAAAAAGAAGATATCAAAGTCATTTTGCAGTTCTAAAAAATCATGCCCCAAGAAACTAATTTAAATATTTCTCCATATTTTGACGATTTTGATCCAAATAAGAATTTTTATAAGGTTCTTTTCAAGCCAGGTTATCCAGTTCAAGCAAGAGAACTAACTGGATTACAGTCAATTCTGCAAAATCAGATTGAACAGTTTGGAAATCATGTATTTAAAGAAGGTTCTGTAGTAATTCCTGGCCAAATAAATTATAATAATCAATTTTTTGCAGTTGAAGTTGAAGATTCTTATGCAGGAATATCTCTTTCATACTATTTGGACGATTTAGTAGGAAAGACAATTAAAGGGGCTACGTCTAACGTTCAAGCAAAAATTATAAAAGTACTTGACACTTCTTTTTCTGAGAGATCATATATTACACTTTATCTTTCTTATCAGGGAGCTGGGGTAGATAATCAGGCAGTTTTTTCTGATGCAGAAACTCTTTTACTTGAAGAAAACTTAGTTAAGGGACAATTTGTTATTCAGAGTGGAGAGGGATTTGCAAATACTGCAGGAGTTAGTGCAACTTCAATAGGTTCTGCTGTCATTCTTTCTGAGGGTGTTTATTTTATTAGAGGAACTTTTGTAAATGTTGACAGTCAAACTTTAATTTTAGACGCACATTCAAATTTCCCATCATATAAAGTAGGTTTTGATATAGTTGAAGAAGTTATATCTGCAGATGATGATCCTACACTATATGATAATGCAAGAGGTTTTGCAAATTATGCAGCTTCTGGTGCAGATAGATTTAGAATAAGAGCAATATTATCCAAAAAACCACTTAATAGTTCTGATAATCAGAGTTTTATTAGCCTCTTAGAAATAAGGGAAGGTATTTTAATATCTGGTAAGAAAAAGGAATCAACATATAATATTCTGCAAGATGAAATTGCAAGAAGAACTTATGATGAATCAGGAGATTATTATGTAAGACCTTTCTCAATAACAGCAAAAGAGTCTTTAAATAACAATCTTGGGAATAATGGAGTATTTAACAGTAATCAATTAACATACTCAAATAATGTTCCAAGTAATTCTTTGGGCGTATATAAAATTTCTCCTGGAAAAGCATATGTACAAGGATATGAGGTAGAAACTTTATCTACAACATATATTGATTTTGAAAAACCAAGAACCACAAATACTAATCTTAATCAAGAAATTGTATATCAAACTGGATCAACGTATACTTTGAATAGGGTATATGGATCTCCATCTATTAACTTAGCCGCACCATTTACGGTAAGTTTAAGAGATTCTAGAATTGGAGGAATTCATACAACATCTGCAGGAAAGGAAATTGGTCTAGCAAGAGTATATGACTTTTCGTTAGAATCTGGTTCTTATCTAGCAGCAGATCCAAATTCAAATCAATGGGATATTTCTTTATTCGATATTCAAACATATACTGAAATTTCATTAAATGAACCTATAACACTAACTACCCCCAAATTCATTAAAGGGAAGTCTAGCGGGGCGACAGGATACCTTAGAACAAACGTTAGTAACTCTAAGTTACTAACGTTGTATGGAACAAAAGGTACGTTCTCAAAAGGAGAAAAATTTGTTTTCAATGGTACAGAAACAGATAGTAGAGTTGCTATAGCAGTTACTCAATATAATGTTGACGATGTTCAGTCCATCTCTAATGTAGGCACATCATCGACTATTTTTAATGCAGATATTATTCCCGATGTTAAGCAATTTTTTGGAGATGTACTTATAACTCAAGAAAGAAATAATGGTAGTGGAGTAGGAATTTCGACAGTTAGAGTAACAGATAGTCAAGATATTATATTTACAAATATTGTAAAACCTGGAAATTTAGTTTCATATACTAAAGTTGGACACACTGCTCAAACTTTATCTAAAGTACTTACAGTAAACGAAAAAGAAATTATAGTCGCTGGTATAACTACAGTGACAAATATTTGTGATGGTGGATTGCCACAGTCACAAATGGATATTAAGGATTTTGCTCTACTCTCCTCAAGATTCTTACCTTCTGGAGATAATACTTTATATACAAACCTTCCGCGACCATTTATAGCTAACGTAGATTTAACAGAATCAAATCTAACAGTTAGAAAAGAATTCCCAATTACAATCAGTGCAAATCAAACCAATACAATTACAGCAGGAGATAATGAAACATTCCTACCTTTTGATGAGGAAAGATATGTTTTAACAACTTCTTCTGGTCAATTTGAAGTCCTAACCCCAGATAGATTTGTCTTTGAAAGTGGACAAAAACAATTAACTATAGTTGGTCTAGCAAATACTAGTGCTTCAAATTGCAGATTAATTGCTACTTTGAGAAAAATTAATGTTACCAGCAAGACAAAATCTAAAAAAAGAATTAACAGTCTTGTATTTGATAGATCTAGAGATATCTCATCTGGAATAGGAACCACAACTCTTAATGATGGTCTTTCATATGGTACAAGTTATCCATACGGAACTCGAATTCAGGATGAAGATCTTTGCCTATTAGTTCCAGATGTAACAAAGGTATACTCTATTTTAGAATCAACAAATACAAATGATCCTATTTTACCTACAATAATCCTATCAAATCTTAGTGGATCTTCAGCAACAACTCAGGAACTTATAGTTGGAGAAGAATTTATAGGAGAAATAAGTGGAGCTGTTGGAGTTGTTGTTTCTAAGATTGATGACGTTAGAGTAGAGTTTAGTTATCTAAATGAAAATATACTACAAGAATTAGAACCAATAAGATTTAAAGAATCTGGAGTAACTGCAGTATCTCAAGCAGTAAACGCTGGTAGTAGAAATATTATTGCTAATTTCTCATTCGATTATGGACAAAGAGATACTTTATATGATTATACATCTTTAAGGAGAAATGCAAATTCTCCAGAACCAAAAGGAAAACTGAGGGTAATTTATGAGACTGCAGAATTCTCACCTTCAGATACTGGTGATATTGTAACTGCAAACTCTTACAGTCAGTTTGATTATTGTACAATTACATTTGCGAAAGAAACTGTAAACAATGCAGATATTATTGATGGACGTTTAAGAGTAAAACCATTCGATATTAATATTACTGATAGATCTCCATTTGAATTTTTAGGAAGATCATTTAATGAAATAAACAATTGCACCAAGCACGTTTTAGCAAGTGATGAATCATTTGTCGCATCATATTCATATTATTTACCAAGAATTGATAAAATATATCTAACAAAAGATGGTGTTTTCCAATTAAATAAAGGAACTCCAGCGGAGATGCCTGAAGAACCAGCATCTGTAGATGGAGCAATGGAAGTTGCAACCATTTCAATTCAACCATATCTCTGCGATGCATCTAGAGTTTCAATTGATCTAACCGATCATAAACGCTTTAGAATGAGAGATATTGCAAAACTTGAAGAAAGAGTAAGAAATCTTGAAAAATATACTTCACTAAACTTACTTGAGTCTGCAACTGAAAATCTTAAGATTAAGGATTCTAACGGTCTTGATAGATTTAAGTCTGGATTCTTTGTAGATGATTTTACAACAACAAGTTCTCAAAATAAGAGTACTATTGTAAAAAATAGTATCGATACTAAAAATTCCGAGTTGAGACCAGCACCATATACTACACAGATTGACCTCATTATTGGATCAAAATCTTTAGTTGGAATTGGTTCAACCCTAAATCCACTTGCAGATGCTCAATATGTAACAGATCTCATTGGCAATGGATCTAAGAGAACAGGTCAACTTATATCTCTTGACTATGAAGATGTTGTTAAAGTTGAAAATCCATATGCAACGAGAACAGAAAATATAACTCCGTTCCTTGTAGTTTCATATACTGGTACAATAATACTATTCCCATCATCAGATACTTGGGTAGATCAAGTTAGAGTTGATGCCAAGAATGTTGAGATTGATAATTTTACCCAGACACAGCAACAACTTATTGCTCAGGGTTGGGACCCTCAAACTGGATTAAGTCCAGTAAGTTGGGGAGCATGGGAAACAACTTGGACTGGAGAAACAACTACAACTACGGTTAGCAGTCGTCGTTATTATGGAGGACGTTGGTGGTGGGGCAGTAAGTGGTGGAATAGAGGTTATTATGGATGGAATTGGAATAGATTCCCATACTATAATGGTTATTGGGGACATTATTATGGTTGGCATGGTTGGAATTATAACAGATACTATTGGGGATATCCTTGGTATGGTGGATATTGGGGACGTGTTGCAACTCAGGTTGCAACAACAACTACAAAGACAGGTACTTCAACAAGAACAGGTACTCAGCAAAAACTTACAGAAGAAGTAAAAACAGTATCTCTTGGGGATTCTGTAATTTCTACAGAAGTTGTTCCATTTATGAGATCTAGGAACGTTGAATTTATTGGAAGTAGATTTAAACCATTTACAAGAGTATATGCTTTCTTTGATGGTCAAGATCTTAATAAATTTGTTATTCCAAAACTTCTTCAAGTTCAAATGAGCTCTGGAGTATTCCAAGTTGGAGAAACAGTTACTGGTATTGTTCAGACAACATCTTTATCTACAGACCCAACTCCAGGAATTACTGATGTTCAAATCAAATTTAGATTAGCATCTTCAAATCATAGAACTGGTCCATTTAATTCGCCAACTGATATCTTTAACGTAAATCCATACGATAAAGATAATAATACATTAATACAGGAACAATATTCTACAACTTCTACAATTCTGAATGTCGACGTTCGTAGTCTTGCTGAACAAGCACTTGGAAATTATTATGGATATGTAAGTCCAGGAATGATATTAAGAGGACAAACAAGTGGTGCAGAAGCTAGAATAACAGATGTTAAGTTGGTAACAGATGCTGTTGGAGCAGTCTATGGTTCTTATTTCATTCCAAATCCAAACGTTCCATCGAATCCAACTTTTGAAACTGGAAAGAAAACGTTTAGACTGACTAGTAGTTCTGTTAACTCACAAATACCTGGAGTAACTCAGACCAGTGGTGAAGAAATTTATGAAGCAAGTGGAAAACTTGAAACTATCCAAGAAACTATTCAGACTACTAGAAATGCAAAGATTACTTCTGAGACTTTAACAGAATCTAAGCAGGTTTCTGAAACGACAACCACAGTTTCAACCTCAGTGAGAGGTTGGTATGGATGGCCATATTCATGGAAATATAGATATGGAAAATGGGGATGGTGCCGTTTTGACCCTCTTGCACAATCTTTCTTTGTTGAAGAAGAAAATGGAATTTATGTAACCAAAGTTGAAGTATTCTTTAGAACAAAGGATGCAAAATTACCAGTTGTTGTTCAGTTGCGTCCAATGCAACTTGGATTACCACAAACTGATGTATATCCTTTTAGTGAAGTTATTATTCAACCGAAGGATATTAACTTATCTGAAGATGGAAGTGTTGCAACAACAATTACTTTCCCATCACCAGTATATCTAAAGGGTGGAGCAGAACATGCTCTGGTTCTAATGTCAGAATCAAATGAGTATAATGTTTGGATCTCTAGAATGGGAGAGATTGATGTGAGTACATTATCACTACCACAGTCTCAGCAAATTGTTGTCACTCAACAACCATTACTAGGATCTCTATTTAAATCACAAAATGGAAGTACTTGGGATGCAAGTCAATATGAAGATCTTAAATTTACCCTATTCAAAGCTAAATTTACCTCAACAGTAGGAAAGGTTAACTTCTATAACCCAGATTTAAATGTTGGTAACAAGCAGATTGCCAATCTCTTGACAGATTCTCTGGTCTTCAATTCAAGAAGAATTAGAGTTGGTTTAGGATCTACTGTTCAGGATAATAATTTGCAATTTGGCAACACAGTCATTCAAAGAAGTTCTAATGGAACTGGCAATTATGTCGCTAAAGCTGGTGTTGCAAGTAGCACCCTGAGCATTATCAATAATGGAACAGGATATGTTAATGGATACTATTCAAATGTAAGTTTGGTTAGTGTAACTGGAACTGGAAAAAATGCTACTGCAAATATTACTATTTCTGGTGGAGAAGTAGTTGCTTTAGGAGCAACTATCAATTCTGGAGGAACTGGATATAAAGTTGGAGATGTTGTAACAATATCATCTCTTGGTGGATCAACTTTAGGAAGAAATCTAAGACTATCAATTTCCAATATTAGTGGTTTTAATGAGATTATTTTAGATCAAGTTCAAGGAACATTCTTAACTGGAGTTGGAAATACTATTAGATTCATTGCTGCAGGAATCGGAAGTACTGATTTAAATTCAACCCTTGGTGGTGGAGTGACAATTCAATCAATTACTCCAGATTATGAAGATAGCGATGGTCTCCATGTTTTGGTAAATCACAAAAATCACGGAATGCACTTCAAGTCCAGCAGCGTTTCAATTACAGGATGCTACTCTGATATTGATGCTTCCAATTTAGATTTTGAATATGATAGAGCATCAACTGGTGATATTATACTAACAGATATGATTATAAATCCAGATACTGGAGAAAGTGCATTCTTAAAATTTGAGGGACTTCCAGTTAGCGAATCAAATCCAGGTTATGTAAAAATTGATCAAGAAATAATTGCATATACTGGAGTTGATGATAATACTTTAACTGGTATTACCAGAGGAATTGATGATACTCTATCATTTACTTATCAATCTGGAACAAATGTTATGAAGTATGAGGTGAATGGCATTTCTCTGAGAAGAATTAATAAGATACACACTCTACAAGATTCTACAATTACCAGAACTGTAGATATTGATTCTTATTATATTAAGATTGATACTTCTCAAGCAGGAAAAACATCATCTTTACCTCAGGGTCAAGTTGATAGAAGCGGATCTGGAGTACTTCCTGCATTATATCCATTTGCTAAGAAGAGTGCTGGAGGATCTAACATCTTTGCTACACAAAATATTCCTTTTGAAATTGTTAAACCTATTGTTCAGGTAATGAAACCAGCAGATACTTCTGTAACTGCTAAGATTAGAACAGTAACTGGTTCAAGTGTCGATGGAATTGAATCTCCTTACCTTGATGTTGGGTATGAAGATATTAGTTTAGACAATAATACTTATCTTTCAACGCCAAGAATTGTTGCATCTAAGCAAAATGAACTTCAATATCTCAGTGATATGCCTGGAAATAAGTCATTTACACTTGAAATGACATTAAATAGCTCTGATCAAAACATCTCTCCAGTAATTGATCTTGATAGAGTTGGAATGATTTTCATCAGTAATAGGGTTAACAAACCAATTCAAAATTATACTCAAGATTTTAGAGTTTCTACTCTCGCTAATGATCCATCTGCCTTTGTTTATGCTACAAACCCAATAACACTGGAAGTTCCAGCATCTTCAATTAAGGTTCTACTCACTGCACACATTAATTCTTTTGCTGATTTAAGAGCTTTATATGCAATTATGGATGAACCTACTGAAGAGCCCGTTTATTATCCATTCCCAGGATTTAATAACAAAATCAAATCTGGTCAGGTTATTAATCTTGAAAACAGCGATGGAACTCCAGATGATAAAGTTGCATACGCAGAATCAACTGGTTTCTTGAGTAATGAAATCATTTACAAAGATTATGAGTTTACAATTGATAATCTACCAAACTTTAAATATTATAGTATTAAATTAATTGGTTCTTCTTCCAATCAAGCATATCCACCCAGATTGAGAGATCTGAGAATTATATCACTTGCATAATAATCTATGAATAACATTAGTAACAGTGAGGAAGGTCAACTTCCTCCTGAATTATTAAACTTCAGTTTTGTTGAAGGGCATCCAAACTTAGTAAGAGATGAGAGGACAAATGCCATTTTAAATACAAATTATGATGAATATAAAACTTATATTGAATTGAAAAAAATTAAAGAATCAGAAACCAAACGAATAGAATCCATTGAGTCTAATATTACAAATCTTAAGGATGACTTGGATGAAATTAAATCTCTCCTAAGGAACCTATTGAAATAATATAGATAGTATATTGATTTTTAAATTGTAGTCCTATAATCAAGTTGTAACATGGCACAACCATCTTCAAGACAAGAACTTGTCGATTATTGTTTAAGAAAATTGGGAGCTCCAGTATTAGAGATTAATATTGCTGATGAGCAAATTGACGATCTTGTCGATGATGCCCTACAACTCTTTCAAGAAAGACATTTTGATGGGGTTTATCAAACATATTTAAAATATCAAGTCAGACAAGAAGATATTGATAGAGGTAGGGCAAAAGGAATCACTGGGGTTGGCATAGCATCAACATCAGCTAGTGCTGGTATAGGTACAACAACAGTAACTTTCAATTACTACGAAAATAGTAATTATTTACAAGTTCCTTCTCATGTAATAGGAGTAAATAAAATATTTCATTTTGAAGGATCTAATTCAGTATCAAGTGGAATGTTTGGTATTAAATATCAATTGTTCTTAAATGATATTTACTATTGGGGTTCGACTGAATTACTTTCATATTCAATGGTAAAAAGATATCTTGAAGATATTGATTGGTTATTAACTACACAGAAGCAAATACGTTTTAATAAGAGGCAGGATAGATTATATCTTGATATTGATTGGTCTAGTTTACAAGTTGGTCATTATATTATTATAGACTGTTATAGAATGATGGATCCTGGAGATTATTCTAGAGTTTGGAATGATTCATTTTTAAAACCATATTTAACCGCATTAATTAAAAGACAATGGGGACAAAATCTTATTAAATTTCAGGGAGTTAAACTTCCTGGTGGAGTTGAATTGAATGGAAGACAATTGTTTGACGATGGACAAAGAGAAATTGATGTCATCATGGATAAGATGTCATCAACATACGAACTTCCACCTCTAGACATGATCGGATAATAATATGTTAAATCCATTCTTTCTTCAGGGTTCAAAGGGTGAGCAGAACCTAGTACAAGATCTTATTAATGAACAACTTAGAATGTATGGAGTTGAAGTTTATTACATACCAAGACAATTTATTACAGAAAGAACTGTAATAAGAGAAGTTATAGAATCTGAGTTTAAAAATGCATATCCTTTAGAAGCATATGTAGATAATTTTAACGGATATGGCGGACAAGGTACTATTTTATCTAAATTTGGAATTCAAGAACTTGATGACCTAACTCTTATAATATCTAAAGAAAGATTTGAAACTTATATAACTCCTTTGATTTCTGGTTTACCAAATATTAAAACATCTAAGAGACCAAAAGAAGGAGATTTGATATGGTTTCCTCTTGGAGATAGAATTTTTGAAATTAAATATGTTGAGCATGAAAAACCTTTTTATCAACTTCAAAAAAATTATGTCTATGAATTACAGTGCGAACTCTTTAGATATGGAGATGAAGTAATTGATACTGGAATTCAAGAAATAGACGATAATACTGAAGATATTGCAAGTATTAGAACTCTTAAAATGATTGGCATTGGTTCGACTGCAACTGCAATAACAAGCATTGTCAATGGTGGTATCAGATTTGCAACAGTGACAAATAGAGGAAGTGGTTACTCTTCAGTTCCAACTATTGGATTCTCATCTGCTCCTACAGGAGGCAGAACAGCATCTGGAATTGCAACTATGATTTATGGTATTGTTGATTTCTGTGAGGTTGACGAAACTCTTGGAAGAGTTCAGGGAATAGAAATGATTAATGTAGGATCTGGATATACAGTTGCTCCAGGTATTGCATTCTACAGTGACAGTGGAGTTGGAGCTGCTGCAACATCTACTATAGGAGATGGAATTGTAGGTGTTATTACAGTTACTAGTGGGGGATCTGGATACGCAAATGCACCATCTGTAACTTTTACAGGAATATCTTCAGTATCCGCACAAGCTAGAGCCATTATTGAAAATGGATCTGTACGTGAAATTAGGATTATTAATGCAGGATTGGGATACAGTGCAATACCAACTATTGCGATAGGATCGCCAGTATTAATTGGATCTGGAAAATATGAATATAATGAAGTTATTGTAGGAAGTATTAGTAGTACATTAGCAAGAGTAAAATCTTGGAATGCAATTTCAAGATTTCTTGAAGTTTCAAATATTACTGGAGAGTTTATTGTTGGAGAAACTTTAATAGGACAAGATTCTGGGGCAACATATGTTATTTCAGAAGATGCCCTGCAAAATCTTGCAGACCCAGAGGATGAACTAAATAGAGCAGATATTTATGCTGCAAATGATGAGATTCAAATTGCAGCTAATGAAATACTGGATTTCAGTGAGAAAAATCCATTTGGAACACCATAAATTTGTTAAATAGTAAATAATAAGTTAAGAATTATGTTTGAATATTTTTATCACGAGACTCTAAGAAGAACTATTGTAACTTTTGGAACCTTATTTAATAATATACAGATAAAGAAAACAGACAATAGTGGTAATGTTGTCGAAGTTGTTAAGGTTCCTTTAGCATATGGTCCCACTCAAAAGTTTTTATCAAGACTTAGAGAGTCTCCAGATGATTTAAACAATCCAGTTCAAATTACATTGCCAAGAATGTCATTTGAATTTAACGGATTATTTTATGACGTTTCTAGAAAACTACAAACAACTCAAACATTTATTTCAAAAACTTCTGAAGGTGATTTAAGAAAGGCATACATGCCTGTTCCATACACCATGCAATTTGAAATGAGTATAATGACAAAATTAAATGATGATATGTTGCAAATTATTGAACAAATTGTTCCTTATTTTCAACCATCATATACTCTTACGGTTGATTTACTTGATACTATTGGAGAAAAAAGAGATATTCCAATAACCCTTGAAGGTATTACAATGGAAGATGACTATGAGGGAGATTTTTCAACTCGAAGAGCATTAATTTATACTTTAAAGTTCAATGCAAAAACTTATCTGTTTGGCCCAATTGCAACTGGTGTCGAAAAAGATATCATCAAAAAAGTTTCTATTGGATATCTTTCTGGAGGTGCAAATTCTACAAACAGAGATGTTACTTATACTTCAGAACCAAAAGCAACTACTTCACTCGCAAATCAAACTGTTGCGGTTCTAGAGACAGATATTCAAATTTCAGATGCAGTCTTTGAAGTATCCGATGCTACAAATATTCCAGTTAAATCATACATTTCCATAGACAATGAGACATTATTTGTAACTAGTAAAACAGGAAACAAATTGAATGTTACAAGAGGTTCTTATGGAACAAGAATAACAAATCATCTACTTGGATCGCAAATTTATAAGATAACAGCAGCTGATGATGCGCTTGTAAGTTACGGTGATGATTTTGGATTCAATTCATCTTTCTGATATGAAAAAAAATTTTGACAGCCTAAATCAAACATTTGGACTTTCCAATGATGAGGTTTCAGAAATTTCTCCAGTGGAAGTTTCTGAGACTTCTGTTGAGAAGATTGAAAAAATATCAAAGTCTACAGAATCTGATCACATAAAAAAAGACTATGAATATACTAGAGGTAATTTATATTCTTTAATAGAAAAAGGTCAAGAGGCAATTAATGGAATTCTTGAACTTGCTCAAGAAAGTGAAATGCCCAGAGCATATGAAGTTGCTGGACAATTAATTAAAAATGTAGCAGATGCTACAGATAAGTTAATGGATTTACAGAAAAAACTAAAAGATATTGAAGAAGAAAAGCAATCAAAAGGTCCAACTAATGTAACAAATGCATTATTTGTTGGTTCAACTGCAGAATTAGCAAAACTTCTTAAACAACAAACAAAAAATGAAGACATTTAAACAATTTCAAGAAGATTGGTCTAATAAATATAAAAAGAGTATTGATTGCTCAAATCCAAAAGGATTTTCTCAACGTGCCCATTGCGCTGCGAGAAAAAAGAGAGCAAAAGGTGAAAAGACAAAATCAAAACCAGTTGAATGAAAACTCCAAAATTTTCTCACAAAACACCCCATCTTCCAAAAAAACAACATCAGCTGGATCCAAATCTGGATTTAAAGCAGTTGGTTCATCATGCAACAGTTCAGTATGTTGATCGTGATGCTGATGGTGATATTGACATTTATGATACTGCTAAAAAAGGAATTCCAGATGAGAATGTTTCTAGCACATCCCATGCTCAGGAATATTCAAATAAATTGATTGCTAAACAAAAAGGGGAAATTAAACATAGTAAAAAGAAAATAGCATATGAAGATCTAAGAAACTGGTTTGATAAAGATCATCCCGAAGGAAATTGGAAGAGATATAACACTAAAGGTGAAGCAATTGGACCATGTGCGCGTGAACCTGGAGAACCAAAACCAAAATGTCTTTCAAATGAAAAGGCAGAAAAAATGTCTAAGAGTGAGATTGCTGCTTCAGTAAAAAGAAAAAGAAAAGCAGATCCTGTAGCAAATCGCAAAGGAAAGGGAGGAAAACCAATCATGTCTTCTAATAATATTGAAGAAGGTTTAGTCGGTGATCTAGTTGATAAAATAAAAGGAAGAAAGCAGATTGGAACAACTGGTAGTGGAGGGAAGGTTTATGTACCAACCAGATCTAAAAAATCCACTGCGAAGTATGGTGAGGATAAACCAAATGCGGTAAAACCAAAACCATTAACAAGATCACAAGCAGTTAAAGCCGCTGCAGAGGATCCATGGACTAGGGGTGCTATTTCTAGAGATGATGTGATGAGAGCAAGGCAGGATATGAGAGCAGCAAGAACAGAAGAACATGAGCATGATATGAGTGGTGAAGAGGAAAGATATTGTCCGCTTTGTGATAAGAGAGAAATCCGTTCAGAATGTGCTTATGGCGAAAAAGCATGGGATAAAGTTTCAATTAAAGATGAAGAATATTCAATGGCAAGATCTGAACTTGAAACTATTTCTAAAGCAGTTTCGAGACTGAAGAATAAAGTTAATAAAGGCGAAGGTGATTTAGAGGCATGGGTGCAATCAAAGATTACCAAAGCGGCAGATTATATTGATACTGCAGCGGACTATCTTGAAAGCGGGGAATCCGAGATTGAAGAAGCGTGTTGGAAAGGTTACAAGCAAGTGGGGATGAAGAAGAAGGGTAAGAAAGAAGTTCCTAATTGTGTTCCTGAAAGTGCAATTCCAGCGGCAATTGATCCCAAAAAGCATAGAGAACAAAATCGTGCTGCTAAGATTAGAACTCTTGCTCAGAGAGGATCTACTGAGGGTGAGAGAGCAGCAGCGGAAAGAAAAACAACTGGACCATCATTAGCAAAAGGAAGCATTAAAACAGGAGTCGTTAATGCTGGTTATGAACCTTCTTTAGTAGATAAAATTTTACTTGAGATGGAAGCAGAAGTTCTTAATGAAAAGAACGTTCCCACTAATCCTTCACTTTGGTCTAAGATGAAGGCAAAGGCAAAAGCAAAGTTTGATGTATATCCTTCTGCTTATGCAAATGGTTGGGCTGCTAAAGAATATAAGAAAGCAGGTGGTGGATGGAAATCTGCAAATGAAAGTGTTGTTGTTACTGATGCAAATGGAAATCCTTTCGTAGAATTTGTAGATCTTATCAAACCAGATCCTCTAGTAAAAGAAGAAAAGAAAGAGTGTAATTGTAAGTGTGGACAGTCTCCTTGCATAACCTGTGGAGAAGACCATCATGAAAAACCAGCTGGAGGAAGTGCAGCAAAACCAGGCCCAAATAAAAATTATGTGAAACCAATGGGAGAGCAAATTGAAGAGGCAGTATCCCTAAAATCTGCACGCGGAAATCTTTTATTAGTTTATGTTTCCTGGAAAGGATCTTTTTACTCATTAAAGATCTTCTTCCCAAATTCAAAAATGCCTAATAGAGGGGAAGTTCAAGATCAAATTAATAAGATCTATCCAGGAGGTAAGGTAACTTACTTTAAAGCAGATAATATTATGCCAGGCGAGCAAATTCTCCAAGCATTTGCAGAATCAATTGATAAAGATAAAATGAAATGCAATAAACCAAAAGCACAAGCAGTTGGTGATTCTCTGACTGGCAAATCTCATGTTGTCAAGGCATGTTCAGATGGAAAAGAAAAAATTATTCGTTTTGGGCAAAGAGGTGTAAAAGGTTCCCCCAAAAAAGAAGGAGAATCTAAAGAATATGCAAGTCGACGTAAAAGATTTAAAACAAGACATGCAAAAAACATTGATAAAGGTCCAATGTCTGCAGCATACTGGGCAAACAAGGTTAAGTGGTGATTAAAATGAAAAGTTTCAAACAGTTTCTATCTGAGTCAGTAAACATCTCAGGAGATTTCAACGGAAATCTCTACATCAACTCACAACCAGAACAACCTCAGCAAGTGGGGGAAAGTTACGTTGCCGATGTTATGTGGCAAGGCAGCATATATAGACTTGAACTTGTCACAAAAACAGGAGTTCCATCTAAACAGGAATTAGGAGAACAACTTCAAGGAAACTATCCTGGAGCAATTGTCCATAATATCTATCCTGCGGAAGAAAAGAATTTTAATATTCAAAACGCAAAACGATATCATCCAGGAAAATTAGAGTGGATTTAATTTATGGCTATATGGAATAAGAACGAACAAGACTTTCTAAATCAAGAAAGATCTTTATTTGAAGTTTATAATATCGCAGATCACTGGGGAAACCAGACAGACTGGAGACCTCAATTTACCAACAACAACAGATTCAAAATATCTCCTTATCAAACAGTATTCTTCAACACCTTCCAGTATGGTAAAGAGACTGATGTATGGGATGAAAGAGTAGTTGGAGTTGGAACTGCAACATTTAATGCAAATGCCAGTAATGTTATAATGCAAGTTGGTTCCACTACAGGAAGCAAAGTAATTCGCCAAACCAAGAATGTGATGAGATACATTCCTGGCAGAGGTGCAACACTCGCATTCGCAGTTCGTCTAGAACAACCAAAAGTAGGTATTCGTAGAAGATTTGGATTGTTTGATGAAAACAACGGTGTTTATTTTGAGGATGATGGAGGAACATATTCTTATGTGCTCCGTAGTAGTGTAACTGGAATTGTTACAGAAACCAGAGTATACAGAGATGAATGGAATGGTGAGAAGTTTGATGGTAATGGGTGGACTGGAGTAACTGCAGATCCAACAAAACAACAAATGATTTCCATCAATTATGAATGGTATGGTGCAGGTATAATTCAATTTGCTTGGTTAATGAAGAATGAGACTGTTGCATCTCATACTTTTGATAATGCAAATACCAACCCAGGAGTTTGGTGTTCCACTCCTTTCTTGCCTATTAGACTTGAGATAGAAAATGTAACTGGTGTTGCAGGAACTCATTACATGTATCAGGGTTCTAATTCTCTTATTCAGGAAGGAGAACCAGAAAAACTCGGAACTCTTTTGAGCATATCAAATCCCATCACAGGGACAACGATGGCATCAGCAAATACATTCTATCCAATTATAAGCATTCGTTTAAAATCCAATAATCTAACTGGTGTAATGCTCTTGAGATCATTACAGGCAGCAACTGATGACAATACGAATGTTTATTGGCAACTTCTACAAAATGCAACACTGACTGGAGGAACTTGGGTAAATCATCCCGATCCAAACTCCTTTATGCAGTATAATATCACTCAAACTGCAGTATCTGGTGGAAGTGATCTTTTGAGTGGTTTTGTAATTAATGGTAGTGGTGCGTTAGTTGATCTTGATATTAAAGCAGCACTTCAGTTAGGTAGAAGTGGCATTGGAACAATTAGTGACACTTATACACTTGCTTGTGCATCTCCAAATACCAACAAAAAAGCACTTGCAGTATTGAACTGGATTGAACAAAGGTAACTTTTATGACTGATAATGTATATCTTGGCAATCCAAATTTAAAAAGAGCAAATACTCAAATTGAATTTAGTCAGGAACAAATTTTAGAATTTGTTAAGTGTAAAGATGATCCAGTTTATTTTGCAAATAATTATATTAAAATTGTTTCTCTTGATGAGGGATTAACTCAATTTCATCCATACCACTTTCAAGAAAAGTTAATTAATAACTTTCATAAACATAGATTTAACATTTGTAAAATGCCTCGCCAGACAGGCAAATCTACAACTGTAGTTTCTTATCTCTTACATTATCTAATTTTTAACGATAGTGTCAATATTGGTATTCTTGCAAACAAGGCTGCAACTGCTAGAGAACTTTTAAGTAGACTTGCAACAGCATATGAAAATTTACCAAAATGGATGCAGCAGGGAATTATTGCTTGGAATAAAGGAAATATTGAATTAGAAAACGGATCAAAAATACTTGCTGCTTCAACTTCTGCATCAGCAGTAAGAGGTATGTCATTTAATATCTTGTTCTTGGACGAATTTGCTTTCGTTCCAAATCATATTGCTGACGATTTCTTTGCATCCGTATACCCAACAATTTCATCTGGTAAAAATACTAAGGTTATTGTAGTATCTACGCCACACGGTATGAATCATTTCTACCGAATGTGGCATGATGCGGAAAAGGGAAAAAATGAATACGTACCAACTGATGTTCATTGGTCAGAAGTTCCTGGAAGAGACGCTGCCTGGAAAGAACAAACAATTAACAACACTTCAGAACAACAATTCAAAATTGAGTTTGAATGTGAATTCTTAGGATCAGTCGATACACTAATTGCGCCAAGCAAATTGAGAAATTTAGTGTATGATAATCCAATAAAAAGGAATGCTGGTCTAGATGTTTATGAGGACGTGGTTCAAGGACACGACTATATTATTACAGTTGACGTTGCAAGAGGAGTCAGTGAGGACTATTCAGCTTTTGTCGTAGTTGATATAACTGAATTTCCACATAAAGTTGTCGCAAAATATAGAAACAATGAGATTAAACCAATGCTATTTCCAAATATCATTTATGAAGTAGCAAAAAATTATAACCGCGCATACATTCTTTGTGAGGTAAATGATATAGGTGATCAGGTAGCATCTTTATTGCATTATGATTTAGAATATCAAAATGTCCTCATGTGTTCTATGAGAGGTAGAGCTGGTCAAATTGTTGGGCAAGGATTTTCTGGTAAGAAAACGCAACTTGGCGTTAAGATGTCCAAAACTGTAAAAAAAGTTGGTTCACTGAATTTAAAAACTTTAATTGAGGAAGATAAACTTATTTTTAATGATTATGAAATCATAGCAGAGTTAACAACCTTTATACAGAAAAACAATTCATTTGAAGCTGAAGATGGATGTAATGATGACCTTGCAATGTGTCTTGTAATTTATGCATGGCTAGTTGCACAAGATTACTTTAAAGAACTCACTGATCAAGATATTAGAAAGAGATTGTATGAAGAGCAAAAAAATCAAATAGAACAAGATATGTCACCATTTGGTTTTGTTGTTGATGGATTAGATAATTCTAGTTTTGTAGATTCTGATGGAGACAGATGGTTTTCTGATGAATATGGTGATATGTCCTATATGTGGGATTATGTCTAATGGACTTAGATGGACAAATAAGATTAGGTCATCTTCTATTAAACGATAGAAAGTGTAGATCTTGCGGTCAAATAAAAAATTTAATCGACTCTTTTTATAGAACTAGAAAAGATAGAGGATCTGTTCCTTCATCATATTCTTATGAATGCAAAGAATGTACCATAAAAAGAATCAAAAAAAGTAGAAAATTATACCCACAAAAATCAGCATTAGATAACACAGTTTGGGAATATCCAGATTGGTAAGTGTTCATGCATCGTTTCCCCATTGAAAATATACTTTTTAATAAATATTTTCAGATAAACTGAGATTACGGAGAAAAACATGGCGACTCCTCAATTATCTCCTGGAGTACTAATCAGGGAGGTTGATTTAACTGTAGGAAGAGCTGATAATGTACTTGACAATATTGGTGCTATTGCTGGACCTTTCCCTAAAGGTCCAGTTGAAGAACCAGTAGATATTACAACCGAAAGTGAACTGATTGATGTATTTGGAGAACCACAAACTACAGATGGTCAGTACGAATTTTGGATGACCGCATCATCCTTCCTTTCATATGGCGGCGTTCTAAAGGTTACCAGATGTTCTGGAGATAACCTAAACAATGCTAACGCTATTAGCACAGGAATTGGAACTGATGATGTAATCATCAAGAACTTTGAAGATTATGATGCAAATTGGGCAGACGATATTGCCGATTACATCTTTGTTGCTAAAAACCCAGGAACATGGGCAAATAATCTGAAAATTGCTTTTATTGACGATAAAGCAGATCAGATTATTGGAATCAAGACTACTAATCTCAGGCAGGTTGGAGTTGCAATTTCAGTAGGAGCTGGAATTAGTTTTAAACTGGAAGATCAAAAACTACCAGGAAGAGGACAAGCAGCTACATTTGATGGTGTCCTCAAAGGAATCATTACTGGTATTACAACAACTGTAGAAAGAACCGATCTTGAAGTTAAGATTGTATCCCGCGTAAGAGACCCTTACACTGATATTCAGAATGTAAGACAGACTACTACTGCATATAATGAGGGAGCATCTGGAGTTGGAGTAACAAATAGAGTTTATGTAAATTCAACTCTTGATGTATCTCCAAATGATGTAATTTCCGTTGCTGGTCTTGGATCAACAACATCTGATTTTTATGGATCAGCATCTGTTGTTTCTGTTGGTGGCACATTTGTCACTATTGGATCAACTGTTGCAAATATCAGAACTGGTATTGCAGTAAGTTTCACTCGTCAGATTGCTATTGGAGCGTCCGAGATCTTCATTAACTATGCAGATAAGAATCAGACAACTGCATTTAGACCAGGAAACAGAGTAACTCTTACACAAGTTGGAGAGGGAACCACTTCAATTAGTGGAATTTCAACTTTCAATATTGAAAGTGCAAAAGACTGGTATGATCAGCAGTATATTAGACTTCAGAATACAAATATTCTCTGGAGATCTATTGCACCAAAACCAACAACAACCCGTTGGGCACAAGAGAGAAACTCTAGAAATGATGCAATGCATATTGCAGTTATTGATGATTTAGGAACAGTAACTGGAATTAAAGGAGCTCTTCTCGAGAAGCATGTTTCTCTATCTAAAGCAAGTGATGCAACATCAGCAGTAAATGCTCCTCAGAAAATTTGGTGGAAGGATTACCTTGCACGTTATTCAAGATATCTTTATGCTGGAGATAACCCATCAGATAACGGAGTTGTTTCTGAAACAGTATATAGATCTGGATTCAGTGATACTGTAGAAATGGGAGCTTCTGGAGGTGCTCAGTACACCTTAGGAGACCTTGCTGATCAACTTTGGAACCAACCAGCACAAGACATTACATTTAGTGTAATGGGTAATGTTTCCTATACCTTAGGTGGTGGAAAAGATTATTCTGGAGAAAATAACGAAGGTGGTCTTGCAGCAACTCTAGGAGATCTTATCAGTGCATATAGAACATTTGAAAATAGAGATGATGTACCTCTAGATTATCTTCTCATGGGTCCTGGTCTTGGCAATAAGTTTGAATCTCAAGCAAAAGCTCAAGAATTGATTGCAATTGCTGAAGATAGAAAAGATTGCATGGCAATGATTTCTCCTCATAGGGCGGATGTTGTTGACATTACAAACTCAGATACTCAGACAGATAATATCATTGAATTCTATAGTTCAATGCCATCATCATCATATGCAGTATTTGATACTGGTTATAAGTACACTTATGATAGATTCAATAATAAGTTCCGCTATATTCCAACAAATGGAGACATTGCTGGTCTTTGCGTAAGAACTTCAATCTTTGCATATCCTTGGTTCTCACCTGCAGGACAGCAAAGAGGTATTCTGAATAATGCAATTAAACTTGCATATAATCCAAATAAGGCACAAAGAGATCAACTCTATCCTCAGAGAATCAACGCAATTGTTACTCAACCAGGAATTGGAACTCTTCTCTTTGGCGATAAAACAGGTCTTGGTTATGCATCAGCATTTGATAGAATTAACGTCCGTAGACTGTTCCTCACTGTTGAGCAAGCACTGGAGAGAAGCGCACAAGCACAACTCTTCGAACTCAACGATGAAATTACAAGAGCTAACTTCATCAACATTGTTGAACCATATCTACGTGAGGTTCAGGCAAAGAGAGGTCTCTACGGATTCCTAGTTGTTTGTGATGAAACAAATAACACTCCTGACATTATTGATAATAATGAATTTAGAGCTGACATTTATCTGAAACCAGCTAAATCTATTAACTATGTCACTCTAACATTTGTTGCTACCAGAACTGGAGTCAGCTTTGAAGAAGTGGCTGGTAGAGTTTAATTTTAACCAATAACTAAAACGGAAAGGAGGATTAAAAAATGGCTGATTCCACTAACAAACCATCTATAAAGAATATATCATCATTCAAAAATAGACTAGCTGGTGGTGGTGCAAGACCAAACTTATTTGAAGTTGCCCTTGATGATTTCCCCGCAGAAGTTCAATCTCAGTGGGATAGTGAGTCAAAGGTAGACTTTAGATTCCTTTGTAAAGCAGCTGCTCTGCCAGCTTCAAACGTTGCTCCTATTGATGTTCCCTTCAGAGGAAGAATTCTTAAGGTTGCTGGTGATAGAACCTTTGATACTTGGACAGTTACCGTTATTAACGATGAGGACTTTAAGATCAGACATGCTTTCGAGGCATGGATGAATCTCCTCAGCAAGTTAGATAACGCTACTGGAGCATCAAATCCAACTTCTTACATGAAGAATGCGATTGTTTATCAACTGGGAAGAAGCAATGCGAAGGAAGGGACCAAAGTTGTAAATAGCATTTCTGCTCAGGGTCCTGGATTTAGTGCTACTGGAGACGGTCAAGCGACTGTTCTTAGATCATACAAAATGTATGATATTTTCCCAACAAACGTATCTCAGATCGATCTATCATATGATAGTTCAGATACTATTGAAGAATTCACTGTTGAATTCCAAGTTCAGTATTTTGAAATCAATGATGGTCCTTCTTCACTACTCTAATAAATAGGACAGTAGAAAGAAACCTAATCTTTATTCATGGCAAAATTATTTGGATTCTCTATTGAGGATAAGGCCCAACAGTCAGATAACATAGTCTCCCCCGTTCCACCTAATAATGAGGATGGGGTTGACCATTATCTGACTAGTGGGTTTTTTGGTTCGTATGTAGATATAGAAGGTGTTTATAGGACAGAATTTGATCTAATTAAAAGATATCGTGAAATGGCACTTCATCCAGAAGTTGATAGTGCAATTGAAGATATTATTAGCGAGGCAATTGTATCGGATACGTATGATACTCCAGTAGAAATTGAACTTTCAAACTTAAATGCTAGTGATGGAATAAAAAGAAAAATAAGAGAAGAATTTAAAAGAATCTTAGAACTATTAGATTTTAATAAAAAATCTCATGAAATTTATAGAAATTGGTACGTTGATGGAAGACTTTACTATCATAAAGTAATTGATATTAAAAATCCACAAGAAGGAATACAAGAGCTAAGATATATTGACGCAATGAAAATGCGTTATGTAAGACAACAAAGAAAGACTGATGATGATAGATTTGCCATTGCGAAAAAAACTCAAGAAAATACAACTGATCTGGATTTTCCTGAAATTGATGAATATTTTCTATATTTACCAAAAACTGCAGGACAGATTGGTAGTGCAAATAATTCGGGTTCCAGTTCTGGTGGTGGAATAAAAATTGCAAAAGATGCAATTACATATTGCAATTCTGGACTTTTAGATAGAAATAAGGGAACAGTGCTTTCATATTTGCACAAAGCAATTAAGTCTCTCAATCAACTTCGTATGATTGAAGATTCTCTTGTTATCTACAGATTATCTCGCGCACCAGAGCGTCGTATTTTCTATATTGATGTTGGAAATCTCCCTAAAGCAAAAGCAGAACAATATTTACGTGATGTTATGATGCGCTATCGTAACAAGTTAGTATACGATGCATCAACTGGGGAAGTTCGTGATGATAAGAAGTTTATGAGTATGCTTGAAGATTTTTGGTTACCACGTAGAGAAGGTGGAAGAGGAACAGAAATTACTACACTTCCAGGTGGTCAAAATCTTGGAGAGATTACTGATATTAAGTATTTTCAAAGCAAACTTTATAGGTCATTAAACGTTCCCCCATCAAGAATGGAGGGAGAGGGTGGATTTAATCTCGGACGTTCATCAGAAATTCTTAGAGATGAACTTAAATTCACAAAATTTGTAGGACGCTTAAGAAAGAGATTCTCTAACATGTTTAATGACATGTTAAAAACTCAATTAATTCTCAAGAATATTATTACTCTAGAAGATTGGGATAAAATGTCCCAACATATTCAATATGATTTCTTATATGATAATCATTTCTCAGAGTTAAAAGAAGCAGAACTTCTTACAGAAAGATTGAACCTTGCAGCAACTGCGGAACCATATATTGGAAAATATTACTCACAAGATTATGTTAGACGTAAAATTCTACGTCAAACTGATCAAGAAATAGTTGAGCAAGATATGATCATTCAAAAAGAAATTGAAGAGGGAATTATTCCAGATCCAAATGCTCCAGTTGATCCAGAAACAGGAGAACCTATTAGCGATTCTATAGATGGACAATCTGGACAAGTTCCAGTCGAACCAGAAATTGATGCATCTGCAGTAGAACCTCCTTCTGGAGGGGAAATATAAATAATAGAAATTAATTAACTTGGTAATTAAAATGGACGAACTTATGGACATGATTATTGCTGATGAGTCCCCATCAAGCATTAGCGATAAAATTAAAGAAATGTTATTTGCAAAGGCAGCAGATAGAGTTGATGGTCTTAGACCTGAAGTTGCTAATGAACTTTTTGGAGATCCTGCAGGAGATGTGGGAGATGAAGAAGAAGAGATTATTGATGAGGAATAATACCTCAAGTTAAATAAGTAATAAATAACTACTATAAGACTTTATTATAACGATGCAAAGGACAAAGGTAATAGCAACTGAAGTTGCTCTTGGTACAAGTGCTGGAGCAGGTTCAAGTATTTCTGACGCAACTTGCGTAAGACTATATAACGGATCTGGTGGTGTAGCTACAGTTAGTATTGCTAGTACAGTTGGAGCAGCAGACACTGCAACATTTACTATGCCAAATGCAACTGTAGAATTTTTAGAAAAACCCCCATCATATGTTATCTGGGCATCGTCTGCTTCTGTGAAAGCCGCTAAAGTAGGACTTACTAACTAAGAAAAAATGAAACTAATCAGAGAAGAAATCGAAAAGGTAGAAGTTCTTACAGAAGGAACTGGAAAACAACAAAAACTTTTCGTTAAGGGTCCTTTTCTTCAAGCAGAATGTGTTAACCGTAATGGAAGGATGTATCCTATGTCCATTATGGAACGTGAAGTAAAGCGTTATACTGAACAATATGTTGAAAAAGGACGTGCTCTTGGTGAACTTGGACATCCTGATGGTCCAACTATAAATCTGGATAGAGTATCACATAAAATTATTGAACTCTATCGTGAAGGAAATAATTTTATCGGTAAAGCACAAATTCTATCCACTCCAATGGGTAAAATTGCAGAGTCACTTCTCAAGGACGGAGTTACTCTTGGCGTATCTTCTCGGGGAATCGGATCTCTGAAAGAAAATCATAGAGAAGGATATAAAGAAGTCGGTGAAGACTTTATGCTTGCAACTGCAGCAGATATTGTTGCAGATCCTTCTGCACCTGATGCTTTTGTTCAGGGAATCATGGAAGGTAAAGAATGGGTATGGGATGGAGGTATTCTTCGTGAGAAGTATGCTTCTCAAGCATATAAAAAAATCAATAGTTTAGTAGATCAAAAACAACTTGAAGAAAATAAGATTAATCTTTTCAACGACTTCTTAAATTCACTATAAGTGGTGTAATTCTTCAAATTATAAATAAATATAGATTTAATACAAAGGTAAATCGGAGAGTTCAAATGTCTCGTGGCAATCAATTACAAGAAATGGAAGCAGGCACTAAGCAATCCAAAACTGCCGTAAATTCTGGTGCAAAACCTGCAGAAGCTATGCCAAAGCTAACTACAGGTATTGCTCCTGGACAAACAGGTAGTTGGGAAGATCTTGGTGGACCTACTCCAGAAAACTATAAGTCTGATGATGATTCATCAAAACTTAAAGAACCATCACTAAAGACTGTTAGTGATGTAGTTACTCGTGGCGCCAAAGGTGCAGATTCTATGCAGAAACTGTCTGGTGCTGTTAAAGAGGAAGAGGAAGTTGATGACGAAGATCTTCTTGATGAAGAGCAAGAACTCGAAGATGATTCCGAATCTACTGAAGAAATTGAAGAAGTAGAGGAAGAAGAGGAAGAGGAAGAGGAAGAG